GGCGGTTTTGAGTTTTGCCATTGTTTTATATCTCCTGGTTATAGTGTGCAGCATCCGCAGCAGGGCGCATCGATACAGCGCCCGCGTGCATTTTGATAATAAGTTTTCGGGCCGTGTTCGCCATACAGCGTGATAGTGTCGACAACCGTGCGGCGCCGCTCAAGCAACACCGTGCGACCTTTAGCCCACTGGATTAAATCGCCGGCCAAGATGCGCGCGCCAGTGGCGGCGCACGTACCGGTATATTTTGCGGTTATGGTGCGCATCAGTAATCCCTTCCCTTAATTTGAACGAAGCCGCCGGTATCGCGTTTTGCTTTACCTTTGGCATATAAAGCCACTACCACGCCGGCCGGTTCAATATGCCGCACGTCAGTGTCATCGCCGTCAACGACCGGCCAGCCGCGAAATTCGGCCGGTATATCAGCCTGCTTTTGGAATACCACGGCCGTGCGTTTATTGGCCGGATTAATCAGGCCTTTGATACTGATCGGTTTCGGCGTGATAGCGCTGAATGAGTACGTCAAATCGTAATTGCCGGCCGTTTTGCCGTCTAACTTGCGATTAGGATGTTTCGTATAGTCATAAAACTGTACGTCAGCGAACAGCTGGAATATCGTTTTGCCGTCGATCAGAATGTTTTCGAACGGAATATCTGACGTGCCGTTCGGCCGGACTAACGGAATTAATCCAAGCTTTTCCGCACGGCGTGCGTGCGACCATACATCGGCGGCCATTGAGAGCATAAACGCGCGTTGATTCTCGCGGAAAAATGCGGTTTTAGCGGCGCGCGCCTTTTGCGTACTGTTAAACGCACCGCGGCCGGCCGATTTTAAACAGCCGTCAAAACAGCCGGCCATAATCGCAAACGGGCAAAGCTTTTCATCCGGTACCAGATAGCAGATTGCCGTCAGATAGCCGATTTTTTGGCCTTTGATCGTTTTGGCGCTGGATTCGCCCAATATTGGCCGATAGGGCAGGTTTTCGCGTTTTAATTGTGCTTTGAACGGGTTTTGCATGGTCGGTTTCCTGGAAAGTGAAATTAATAAGCAAGGCACATAAAGACAAATAAAGCCAGCGCCGCGAATCCGGCGATCGCGCCGCATATTTCGGCGAGTGTGGGTTTTTCCATTATTTAACCTTTGGATTAATGATTGACACGTATTCAAGCCACTCTTCGTTTGTCATCGCATATGAGCCAGTTGTCGGTGTGGCCAATTGTGAACCGTTTGGCTCACGTGTGTGCGCGATAACACGGCCGGATGACAGCGTGACGTTTTCATGTACGTTTTCCATATTTTTCCCCTATCTGATTAAAAATTAAGCAGTTAATCGGTAAATCTTTGTTTTGCTACACTTCAATTATAGTTGACCCACAATAAATGTAAAGGATTATTTTACATTTATTTTGCCTGGCAATTTGTCGTCAATATTGGCTTTTTGTGCCCGTCAAAAAACGTGGCTTGTGACCCACGCGATAACCTAGTCTGGAAGCGGCTTTTAGCATTTTGTGGGTCATGTTTCATTATTTCTGTATAGCTGATTTTTATGTTTATAATGTTATCATAATGCTAATAGTGTCTAGAATGTGCGCGTATGCACGCGCAGCGCTGCGATTTTAAACCGGTGGCAACATGACCCACATGACCCACATCTCAAAATGACAACAAAAAAGTTATCCACAGATTTGTGTACAAAAGGGCAACGGAAAAGGGCCCTAGCAAAAGGGCCCCCGCCCTATGTTAGTGACCACTAACCTAGCTGCAAAAAGTGAGTGCTCACTAACCTGGTTAGTTAGTGCTTACTAACCTGGGCAGTTAGTTAGTGCTTACTAACCTGGTTAATTAGTGCTTACTAACTTGTCAGCCTGGCAACCACGTAAGTGAGTGCTCACTAACCTGGGGGGGTGGAGGGCCGGCGGCCGACCGGTCTCGAAAACGGAGGTTCCGCAAACAATTTTTTTTTTATTTTTTTAAAGCGACTATTTGTGGGTAGCCAACATGACCCACAAATGCGCTAATATGCAGCCATGTTTAACTGCGGCACATCTACCTAAGCCATGCCACAAAACGCACTCGCGCCCGCGCCGGTCAATAGCCTGCGTCAAAGTGTTGGCGCCGACAACTATTCGACCGCGCCGACGTCTGGCGTAAAGTATTACTCACCCCGCCCCGGCCTGACTTTCGTTGGGCAGGAGCATGGCGCGGGCATGACGTTGCCAGCTGACATCCGCGCCGCTGCCAGCCGGTACGGCGCGTATTATGAAGGCACCGGCGGCGACAAGCTGCCCGACGTTAAGTACAAAGGGTCGTGGGATGACGCAGCCGCAAAGAGCGTCAAAGGCTACCCGACTGAGTTCTTGTACACCATCTTTACCAACACCGACGTCAACAAGCAGAAAGAAACGCTGCCCGGCAACAGCACCATATTTGACAGCTTGCTAAAGAACCAAGACAAATTTGGGTACTTTAAAGACCGCAAGTTTGACAGCAAGACATTGTCAACTTTCCTGCAAAACATGGGGCCGGAGTTCTTGCAAGAAGCCCAGCGCCCGGCGTCAAAGGAAAACGTGGCGGCGTTCTTGGATCGCGGCGAAAACCTGATGTGGAACGCTGACGACACGCCCGCACGACAGATGGCTAATAAAGCCAACGAGTCGCGCCAACGCTGGCTGCTGTCGCAGCCGCAAGGCGTGTACTTCGTCGGGTCTGACCACCTGCAAGATTTAAAACGACTGCAAGGTAGATAATACTTAGCCATGTTCAAATCAATCCCATTCACCCCGCGCAAAGTGGAAGCGACTGAGTCACGCCTCCAGGCGATCTATGACGCTGCCGCTTTAGGCTTGAAGGGCGACTCGTTAGCGCTGGCTGCCGGCATGCTGCCCACCGAGTTCAGGCAGCTGTGCGAACTGGATCCTGCGGCTGACATGGCGGTACTAAAGGGCCGCGCTGACTCCGAGATTGAGGCCTCCTCACACCTGAGAGAAGCTGCCCGGTCTGGCGACGCAAAAGCAGCGCTGGCTATCCTGCAGCACGTCCACGGCTGGACGGCACGTCAGGAGATCAGTGTGGACATCACGAACAAGATCAGCATCACGCAGGCGCTGCAACAGGCGCAGGAACGCGTCATCGACGGTCTCATTACCGAACAGAAACCGGAGTATCTGGAAAATGCCAACATTCAACGAGCTGATATCCGCGCCGGTTAATGCGTTGGTAGATGCGTACCGCGGCAAGTTTGATGCTCGCAAACGCACTTACGGCGAATCGTTGCTGAAATCTTTTACTGGACGTACTCAAACGCCCATTACAGAATCTGACTACACAACCGCCGAACGCAAGGCGCTAGACCAGCTTATCAAAGAACATTACGCGCAAAAAATGGCGCAATTTAACCGCCCACCTGCCGCGTTGTTGCAAAACGCAAAAGAGTTAGAAAGAGCTGCGGCAGAAGAGTTAGGTTACGCTACTAGCGATGGCGCATCAACGCACGCAAGAGAAAAAGCGCAAGCAAACGCGCGGCGCTACACAACGCAAGCTAACCAATTGCGAGCGGCTGCCAAAGGTGAGTTACCCACGGATTTTGCGTTTGGGTATCCTGACTACGGAACCCGCGTTGGGCTTAACAGCTTTAGTAACGACCCACAAGGATGGGCGCAAACGTTAGGCCGGTTTAGGTACAAAATTAACCCAAAAACTGGCGAATACCAAGCGTATGACACATACGACTTTAATAACGAAGCGCACAAATATGACGTACAGCGCTACGCGGATATGTCCGCGCCAAAACGGCTTTTTAATGCTTTAGTTAACACCTATGAAGGTGACCAATATGCGTTAGGCGAGGCGTATCTTGCGGGCCCTAACTCAGTGCCCGTCACAATTAAAGGCAAGATTAAATAATGGCGCAACAGCCGATCTATGACGCCGAGGGCGAACAGCTCCTGATGTCGCGCCTCTGGGCGCCGACTATCGCTGACGATCCCGAGGCATTCGTGCTGTTCGCCTTCCCGTGGGGGCAGGCCAACACACCGCTGGCCAAGTTCAAAGGCCCACGCACCTGGCAGCGCAAGATACTGCGCACCATCGCAACGCACATCAAAAACAACCGAGGTCAGATGGACATGGACGCCCTGCGCCAGGCAATCGCGTCTGGTCGAGGGATTGGTAAGTCGGCGCTCGTCTCATGGCTCGTCCTGTGGATGCTGACCACCCGCATCGGATCTAGTGTAATCGTGTCAGCTAACAGTGAAGCGCAGCTCCGGTCGGTGACATGGGGCGAGCTAACTAAGTGGCAGGCGATGGTCATCAACAACCACTGGTGGGAGATCAGCGCAACGAAGTTGACCCCAGCCAAGTGGCTGACCGAGCTGGTCGAGCGCGACTTGAAGAAGGGCACGCGCTACTGGGCAGCGGAAGGCAAGCTCTGGTCGGAAGAGAACCCGGACAGCTACGCCGGTGTCCACAACCATGACGGCATGATGCTAATCTTCGACGAGGCCTCCGGTATACCGGACGCCATCTGGTCGGTCGGTGCGGGCTTCTTCACCGAGCCCATACTGGATAGGTACTGGTTTGCGTTCTCCAACCCCCGGCGTAATCAGGGCTACTTCTACGAGTGCTTTCACGCCAAGCGTAACTTCTGGCAAACAGAGAACATCGACTCGCGCACAGTCGAGGACACGGACAAGCAGATATATGAGCAGATCATTGCGGAGTATGGCGAGGATTCGCCGCAGGCTAGGGTTGAGGTCTACGGAGAGTTTCCATCAGCTGGCGAAGATCAGTTTATTGGTGCGAGTGCTTTCGACGACGCCGCCAGTCGGCCAAAATACAAGGATGAGACGGCGCCAATTGTTATCGGCGTTGACCCAGCTCGAGGCGGCGCGGATGCGACCGTCATCGTCGTCCGGCAAGGACG